CTGAGAACACAAATTTTATTAAATATTTAGGAGAGTAGAATGAAAGACAAATTATTGGCATTATTGAACGCAAAAAACGCTGAAAAAACAGCATTGGCACAAAGAGCGGATGGTGTTGACACAGCAGAGGAATTAAGAAGCATCAATGCTCAGATTAGAGGCATCTCTAACGAAATTGAAACAATCAATGAACTGATTAAGATTGCAGATGAATCAGAAAAACGCGAAAAAGAACGGGAAAAGCTGGTGCTTGTTGCACAGAACAGAGAGACCGGCGCTTCCAGTGAAGAATACCGTGCTATCGCTAAAGTAATTCTGAAAAGAGATGTGACCCCCGAAGAAAGAGCCTTAGTCACGGTGGCCGATAATGGCGCCATTCTTCCGGAAGAATTTGTTAATCAGCTGCAGCTGTTGAGAAAAGGGTTCCCATCTCTGAAAAAATACTGCCACGTTATTCCTATTACCGGAAAAACTGGGAAAATGCCTTTTGCGACGATCGGAACGAATAAACTATCTAAACTGGTATCGGGTTCGGCAATTCCCGAAGGAGAAAAGGCAACCGAAGAGATTAATTACTCCATTGACGATTATGGAAAGATTATCCCAGTTGAAAACAGCTTAACCGATGATGAAGTAGTAGGATTAATTCAAAATGTCATTACCCCTGAATTTGCGGAAGCATCTGTTTTAACAGAGAATGATGAAATACTGGCCATCATTGCAGCCAATGCCGATGCCGTGACCGGAGCCACCAGTTATGAAGATGTGGAAGCTGCCATGAACGGGGTGCTGCCATCACTAAGATCAGGATTAGTGACCATTACCAATCTATCCGGATACGTGTACTTAAAAGGTCTGAAAGATGGGGAATTAAGACCGCTGAACGTGATCACAACGCTGCCAGACGGGACAGATGTATTCAATGGAAGACCGCTCATCGTCATGGATGATGCCGATGTGGCACCAACAACACCAGGTGATATGATTTTCTATGTCACAAACCTGTGGGCACTGGTTAAATTCTTTGACCGTAAAGGCTATGAAATTGGATCATCCAAAGAAGTGTTGTTCAATTACAACCAGACAGCAATCCGTGTATTAGAGCGTTTTGATGTTCAAAAAATGGATGACCGGGCTTGTAAGAAAATTGAATTCACAAAACCAGCCTAAAAGGATGAGGGGATAATGAATGGATTTAGCAAGTGGAAAGATAACCCTCCAGGAGGTTAAAGACTACCTCCGGATTGATTATGAGGATGATGATAACTATATCAGTGATCTGATTGATGTATCTGATTTTTACATTGATAAAGCGGTGGGATCGGCTTATAAAAGCTTACCAGCCTATGAAAAAATTGCGATTCTGGTGCAAAAGAAAATCATCAAAGATATGTATGATGAACGATCCACAACGGTGACAGATCGAACCAAGCAATCAATCATCGTGACAACCATCTTTGAGAATTTGGAGAGTGCACAATGGGAAACGTAAAAATTAAGATTATGAAGGAAGTGGATGGAGGACGTGTCAACGGGAGACCGGTTGATGCGCCTCCTGTTTTGTTTCGGGAGTGCTGGGCAGAGCCGATCAGCCTTAAGGGTGCAGAGCTTTATAACAGCATCAATGCAAAATTGACCAACACCATCATTTTTAAGGTTCGGTATTGTAAGAAAATGGAAGATCTCTGGAATTTCAAAGGCTATCATGTGCTGTTCAAAGATTGCAAATATCGAATCTATGATATTGACTTTGCTAAAAATGACAAACAGTATATCGAAATCAGATGTGAGGCGGTGAAATAATGTCCGTTAGCATTTATATGGAGCTTGATGGATTAGAAGCCATTCAAAAAAAACTGTTGGAAGAAACATCAGAAGCAGAGTTAAAAAAGCTGAATAAAAAAATTGTTAAAGCCGGGCAGGACTATGGTGGGGCGATCATTGAACGAAATATGCCAAAGTCTAAGGATCATGAAAAGTCAGGGCCTCAAAGAAGTGGGAAAGTAAGAAGGGTACCAAGAGATCATGCTGTGGATAATATCCCCATTGACAATGTAAAATATTCCAATGGCCAGACATTTGGTTTTATTGGATGGCGACCATCAGACAATGAAGATAATTTCTATGCAAAATTCTTTGAAGAGGGCGTTGATGAGCATTCAACACCTTATAATTTCAATCGAAAAGTGCCAAGAATACCCAAACTAAAGCTTTTTAATAAAGCAAACAAAGAAGTTTTATCATTTATAAATGAAATCGGATTAACAGAATATTCAAAGAAACTGGAAGAGGTGTTTGGCAGTGATAATCAGTGATTTAGTCTATGAAGCCCTGCAAAGCCTGGATAACGTCTATCAGAGTACATATTTGAAGGATCTGGACGTAACCTATGTGGTTTTTAATGAGGTTGCGGAATATCCGGAATTCTATTCAGATGGATCAGTGGAAGGTACCGGCCATGATCTGGAGCTTCATATATTGGGGAAGATAGAAACCGATGTTCACCATTATAAAGATGAAATCAAAAGCAAATTGATTGCGGCAGGCTTTGACTGGAAGGGCAATGCCAACGAATTCATTCAGGAAATCGAGTATTTCCACATACAATTAAATTTTTATTATTTGGAGGAAGAAGAACTATGAAATCACGATCGAGATTTTTATACAATGTTCATGTAGCAGAGGTCACAAAAAACGATGATTCAACCTATACGGTTGGAACACCGGTATTCGTATCCGGAGCCATTAAGGGGAAAGTAACCGATAATTATGCCAGCGAAGATCTGTATTCAGAAAATATGCTGGAAGAGGTTATCAATGATTATACCAGCACTGAGATGAACTTTGAGTTTAATGCGTTGTCGCCATCAGAACAGGCATTACTGTTTGGACATATCAACAAAGAGGGCTATTTAATTAAAACGGCTCAGGATGAGTCTAAAGAAGTGGCTCTTGGTTTTGCATCTGAAAGAGCCAATGGGAAAATGGAAGTAACCTGGTATTACTGTGGTAAATTCTCCAATTCAGAAGGTGACGAATACGAAACCAAGGGAGAAAAGACACCGACAAAAACAAAATCCATTAAAGGAAAATTCTATCAACGGCGTAAACCAACAATCATTGATGGAAAGAGCAAAAATCTAATCAGTACGACGGTCAGTGAAGAGTCTTTAACTGAAACGGATACAAACGCACTGGCCGCCTTGGAAGACTGGTTTGCTGCTGTTCAGGAACCAACCTTTGCAGTGTAGGTGATTGAGTATGAATGTAATACTAACAGTTAATGATAAAGAATACACCCTGAAAAAGATGCCACCTAAAAAATACAAACGGTTCAGAGATATGCTGAGTAATGTTGGTGACATGGATCTTTTCGGGGCCAATAACTATACCGATGAGGCGCTGGATGAAGTGGCCATGGTGGTCTCTAATTTATTCAACGGAGAACTACCAGTGGAGGAGATCGAAGAAAATGCTGATATTACGGATCTGATTGCTTTTGTCCGTGAGGTTCAGTTTGACATTGAAAAGGGAGCTGCTGACCGGATCAACAAAATGTACCAGGATTTTTTTCAAAAAAGCGCCGAAGCTTTAGCGCAAAACATATCAAACAATTCATAGAAGACAATCAGATACCAGAATTTTATAAAGAAAGAACCGCCGTTGATGTGATGATCAATGAGCGGTTTTTTTCATTATGTTTAGAAAAGTTAAAAGAAAAGCAAATCGAGCTGGGTGAAATTACAGGGATAAAAAAAGAATACAGTCCGATGAGGGAAGCCCTCATAGAAAAAGGGATCATCAAAGAAGACGACCATAAAGAAGACCTGATCTATGAACTGTACAAAGTAGCATGTTTTGGGGTTAGATATTTGAATTGCTCATTCTATGAAGCCTGGAATGGCGACTACATTGATTTGTACGAAGCATTGATATTCAAAATTAAATATGGAGGTGATGATTAATGGCCAGTGCAACCCTAAGAGTTGGAGCAAATATTTCAGATTTTCAAAAAGCAACAAAGCAAATGCAAGAAGAAATGAAAACCGTCGATTCTTCCATGAAAGCTTCAGCAGCACAAGCGACATTAAGCAAAGATAAATTCAAGGGGCTGACCGATCAGCAATCATTACTTTCAGAAAAAATGAAGATTGCTTCAGAATCAGTTAAAAACCAAAAGAGTTATATTGAAACATTAACCGAAAAACAAGAGAAACTTAAAACAAAGCAATCCGAACTGACAACCAAAATCGGAGAAACAACCGATAAATGGGAAGCTGCTAAAATCCAATATGGAAAAAACAGTGATCAGGCAAAAGAACTGGCTGAAAAGCTTGAAAAGCTTGAAAAACAGCAAAAAAACAATGACAACGCCATTGATTCAAATGTCAGTAAAATAAATGCCGGAAATAAAAAACTGGCTGAATCCGAAACACAGTTATATTCTACAGAAAAAGCACTTAAAGATGTTAATAAAGAAATTAGTGCTTTTTCAATCAATGAATTGTCGGACAAGATCGGGAAAGCTGCCACAAAGATGAAAGATGTCGGCGGCGCATTAACAGCCGGGGTAACAGCGCCAATCGTCGCATTAGGCGCGGCCAGCCTTAAGTCATTTAATGATGTTGATGCTGGAATGGATGTGATGATCAAAGCGACTGGGGCAACCGGCGACGTGGCCAAGAGTCTGGAAGAATCATTCAGAAACGTTTCAGGATCGGTTACAGGGACATTTGAGGACGTTGGCGGGGCAATCGGTGAGGTCAATACACGCTTTGGTGTAACGGGCGAAAAACTCGATACAATGAGCACCGATTTCCTGAAATTCGCTAAAATAACCGGAGTTGATGCAACCGAAGGGGTCCGGCTGGTATCACGGGCAATGAGCGATGCCGGGATCGACTCGAGCCAGTATAAAACAATTTTAGATCAGCTGTCAGCAGCAAGCCAGGCATCCGGGATATCCATTGAGACATTGACCGAAAGTCTGGCAAAATATGGGGCACCAATGAGAGCGTTGGGCTTTGATACACAGGAGAGTATCGCCATTTTTGCTGGGTGGGAAAAAGCCGGGGTCAACACAGAAATCGCCTTTTCTGGTATGAAAAAAGCAATTTCCAACTGGTCAGCAGATGGAAAAGACGCCAGAGAAGAGTTTGGAAAAACACTGACTGCTATAAAAAGCGCACCGGATATAGCGACAGCAACATCTATGGCCATTGATGTTTTTGGACAAAAGGCAGGCCCAGATCTGGCCGATGCGATCCAGGGCGGACGGTTTGAATTTGAAGATTTCCTTGCTGTAGTTGAAGGATCAGGCGGTACTCTGGATGGCACCTATGACGAACTACTGGACGGTGGAGATCGTTTTGAAATGTCGATGCAAAATATTCAGGAATCATTGGCCGGCTTAGGCGAAACGATTATGACGGTAGCAGCACCGATGATTGAGGATCTGGCAGCGGGAGTGGAACAAGTGTCTGGTTGGTTTGATAGTTTAAGCCCAGGGATGCAGGAAGGTGCAGTTGTTGCCGGGGGATTAGCTGCAGCCACAGGCCCATTGTTAATGATCTTTGGCAGTATGGCCGGTGGCTTATCCAATATTTTAGGATTATTAGGATCATCCGGGCTTGTAGGAGCTGCAGGTGGAGCGACCGGCGCAACCAGTGGACTTTCAGCCGCATTTACGGCATTAACCGGCCCGGTGGGATTAGCCGTGGCAGCAGTAGCAGCCATTGGCGCCGTGATTGCCGGCGCATGGCAGAATTCAGAAATCTTTAGGGATTCAGTAGAAAAGGCGTTTTTATCAGTAAGAGTGACGATTCAAGAAGCTTTTGCCCGGATCAGTGAAGCAATGGGCCCGGCGTTGGCATCATTCCAAGGATTTTCTGCAGATGTGACACCAATACTACAGCAGATCGGGGATTTTCTTGGAACTTATATCGTCCCGATTGTAAAAGATTTTTTTAATAACTTTATCAACGGATTTGCTGATGTAATTGTGGCCATCGCTCCATTCATTGAGGGGATCGGAAACTTATTATCTTTTATCGGAAATTTTGTCGGTGCGGTCTTTGCGCTTTTCAACGGTGATTGGGCTTCAGCCTGGACATTTGCTCAGGCGATGGGTCAAAGTTTTGTTGATTTTCTAGGGAATGCACTGGAAGGTGCAAAAAACATGGTGTTTCTGGTATTTGGGGACATCATTAATAAGATTGTTGAAACGTGGCAGGGGATCAAAACCTCAACAACTGAGGTATGGGATGCCATCACGAGTTTTCTAAAAGAAACCTGGGATACGATTTATAACAATACCATCGGTAAAATTAAAGAAACAGCGCAAGGTGTTGCTGATAAATGGCAGGAAACAAAGACTGATACAAACCAAAAGTGGAATGACATCAAGGATGGTATCAAAGAAAAATGGGATCAAATCTATGCCAATGTAACCGAAAAGGTTAAAGCTACAAAAGATGATGTTGCTCAGAAATGGGAAGATACAAAGCTGGATTCCCAACAGAAATGGAGTGATATAAAGGAAGACCTGAAAACAAAAATCGGTGAAATTTATGAAAACACCATTAGTAAAGCGCAGGGGATCCTGGAAGATCTGGCATTAAAATGGGATTCAATAAAATCTGATGCATTTAAAAAATGGGGGGAAATTAAAACAACCATTACTGATGCAGTTAAAAATTTACCTTCTGAATTATTTAATATCGGTAGTGCTATGATGACACAAATGGCTGCAGGGATTCAGGATACAATTGATGATGTTTTTACCGGTGTATCTAATCTTGTGAGAGATGTTATTCAAAAATTTAAAGATGGTTTTGGGATCAATTCACCATCAACTGTATTAAAAGAGATTGGTCAATTTATGATCGAAGGGCTAATCAAAGGTCTTTCTGGCGATAACCTCATGTCCTTTGTGAATAACATTGTCGATCAAATTAAAACAGCATTTTCTAATGGTGCGCTTAATATTGGAAGTATAATGGCAACGTTGGGTAGTTCAGCAATGGATTTTCTTTCAAAGATTGGCATTAATCTGGGTGCTGGATCAGTCGGACTAAATGGAATGTTCTGGGGATCACCGACAGGAACAAGTGTTTCTGATGAAAATTTTGCCTGGGATGAAGATTTTGGGGATCGAACAGGATCAGTCGGAAGCCAGTATCATGAAGGGCTTGATTTTAATGATACAGTTGGAGCCGGATCACCGCTTTATTCTATTCAAAATGGTGTGGTATCTTCGGCAGGATGGAATAGTGGGTATGGAAACCAGGTAATCATCGATTTTGGAAATGGGATTGCAGCAGCATATTCCCATTTGGATAGTATTGCGGTATCAGCAGGGCAAGCGGTAAGCCTTGGACAGTTCATTGGAACAGTTGGAAATACCGGTGCATCTTATGGGGCACATTTGCATTTTGGATTACTGATCAATGGACAATATGTGGATCCAATGCAGTTATGGTCAGGTGCTAGCTTTGATGTGGGTTCCAGATACGTTCCGGAAGATATGATTGCTATGATCCATAAAGGAGAAGCAATTATTCCAGCTAAAGATAATCCGTATGTTAACAGTGGAGGGCCAATATTGCCACAAGAAACAAAAGTTGAATTTATACAGAACAACTATAGCCCTAAAGAATTGAGCCCATCTGAGTCTGCCAGGCTTGCTAAACGTGGGCTTCAGGAATGGGCTTTAATGATGGCATAAAGGAGTTGAGATAACTGAAAACATTAAAATACATAAACAGCCAGGGAGAAGAGATCATTTTCACGGACTCTACTCCTTTTTGGTTAAAAGATTTTACTCAGAATACCGGAGTCATTAATCATACAAACAAAGGATCAGGTCAAGACGGGAATACTTTTTTAAGTAATTCGTTAGATGACAGTGATCTAACATTGAAGATATTAATAAGAGGCAGTGAAAAAAGTGAATTTGATCAATTAAAGGCAAAACTGAGAAGAGTCCTTAACCCAAAGTTTGGAAAGGGGTCACTTATTCACAATGATGGCGAAAAATATCTGGAAATAAAATGTGTACCTGCCAAAGTACCGTTTATTGTCAATAAAAGCGATCGAAGAGGGGAGTGTATAATTTCCTTAATCGCTAATAACCCATATTGGATGGACACGAACCAGACAAAAGAAGAAATCGCCTTATGGGTTGGCGACTTTGAATTTGATTTCATCAACGGCCTGCAGATCCCAGAAGAGGGAATCATCATGGGCCATCGGGAACCGAGCTTGATCGTTAATTGCATCAATGATGGTGACGGTGAATCAGGAATGATCATTGAATTCCGGGCGTTGGCCACGCTGACAAATCCATCACTCCGAAACGTCAATACCCAGGAATTTGTTAAAATAAACAAAACCATGGTCGCCGGCGAGATCATCCGGGTGATTACACATTTCGCTGAAGAGGATGTTGAAATGGAACTAAACGGGGTTATCTCCAATGCTTTTAATTACATCGATGAAGATATGACATTTATGAAGCTTTACCAGGGCGACAACTTGTTTCGCTACGATGCAGAAAGCGGCCTGGATAACCTGGTAGTTAATATCTACCGACAAAACAAGTATCTGGGGGTATAGAGCATGGATCTTTATGTAGCAGACAGAAGCTTTAACAAATTGGGTACCGTCAATAATCGGACATCGCTCCGGTGGGTGCGCCGGTACCGGAAAACCGGAGAGTTTGAAATCCATTGCCCGGCGACAGCGCAGAACATTGAGAAGCTACAGCGGGGTAATGTGATCATCAAGCCCGGGGATCCGGAAGCCGGGTTCATTAAATATCGAAATCTGCAGGAAAATGATGAAGGAAAAGAGTTGCTTGTGGTAAAAGGTGATTTCCTGACCGGGTATCTAAATCGGCGGATTATCTGGGGAATTGAAATTATAAACGGTCTGGTCGAAGTGGCCATGCGGTCACTGGTGAATAAGAATGCCATCGATCCAACGGATGCAGACAGAATAATCACAGGGTTATCCCTGGGTGATCTGATGAATTATACAGAAACAGCAGATTTTCAGACATCCTATCAGAATTTGACTGATGAGTTGGAAAGACTCAGCACATTGTCAGACATTGGTTTTAGGATCCGATATGATGGACCAACAAAATCAATGAAATTTGAAACCTACAAAGGGCTGGATAGATCCTCCGGACAAAGCATCAATCCCCGGTGCATCTTCTCAAAAGATTATAACAACGTCGAAAAACAGGAGTTTACAGAGAGTGATGGTAATTACCGGAATGTTTGTCTGGTTGGCGGTATTGGAGAAGGAATAGACAGAAAGTTTGCGACCGTTGGAAGTGCAACTGATCTGGATCGGTACGAAGTATTTTCTGATCAGAAGAGCCTAAGTAATGTTGTGGATAGTGTAACCATGACTGATACAGAATACCAGGCATTACTCGAAGGGAAGGGCAACGAAACGCTGACAGAATGCAAAAAAATTTGTGTCTTTGACAGTTCAATCGATGTGAATGCAAACCGGAAATATAAAGAGGATTATGATCTTGGCGATATCGTCACGAACATCAATAAAAAGTGGGGTGTCAAACTCGATACCAGGATCGAAGAAGTAGAAGAGGTCTATGAGGATGGAAATGAAAAGATTAACGTTGTATTTGGGGATGAAGCGCCGACGCTGATTGATAAAATAAGACAAATTAACAGACAAGCGGTTTCATCGGGAGGCGGATCATCGGTAACGGTGATTTCTTCAATTGATGGAGGAACGTTTTAGAAAGGAGTGATTTTATGGCAGAATCGAGTGGTATTTTTCCATCGATTAATGGGGACAGAAGGTATTTTACCAGTTTTTTTGCAGAGTATTTTGCAGACTTTATCGGTAACGGGATATATCCCAACCCATCAACGATGTGCCAGGTCATTGCAAATAATGACATGACGATTACGGTAAAGCCTGGGAATGCTTATATCAATGGCTTTAAGTATAAAAACACAAGTGACTTAATAAAGAATATTGATATCGCTGATGGGGTGTTAAAAAGAATTGATCGTGTTGTTTTAAGGCATACTGTTTTAGATAGAGAAATTAAGGCCTATATCAAAAAAGGAACATTTGCCAGCAGTCCGGTGGCTCCAACGCTGCAGCGTGATGCAGATATGTGGGAGTTGGGAATTGCAGATATCTATATTGCCAATGGTGCGGTCAGTATTTCACAGGTTAATATTACGGATCTGCGCTTGAACAATGATTCTTGTGGGATTGTCCATGGCGTCATTGATCAGGTGGACACAACGACGATCTTTAACCAGTTCCAGGCATGGTATTTAGAAACAGTGGATGGAGCAACAACAGATATTGCGACGATGCTTTCTGCATTTCAAAGTGGTTTTAATACCTGGTTTGCTGGGGTTCAAAATGCTTTGTCCGGTGATGTGGCGGGGAATCTTCTGATGAAGATAGAAAACCTAATCACCACATCAGCAACAGAGCCGGAAACCCCAGAAGCAAACACTTATTGGTATAAGGTGCTGTGATGTTGATTCAATTAAAGCGAGGCGACGAAGCAGATTTGCCGATACTGGAATCAGGCGAACCGGCATTTACAACCGATACAAACAATTTGTATATCGGAACAGGGACTGAGAACGTACAGATTACGGGAGATCAGACCTACACCCATATTCAGAGTGTCCCCTCCACGGAATGGATTGTGCAATTGCCAGAAGGTTTTAAAAAGTTCCCGGCTGTAATCATAACGGATTCAGCAGGAACCCAGGTTCATGGCGGGATTCAATATGTGGAAGAGACAAGCGAGGTAATCTTAACATTTGCTGCCGCCTTTTCCGGTACAGCGCATTTTAACTAATTTGAAAGGAGGCAGAAAATGGCAATACCATATCTAAATAATATCGACTTAAACAATAACCAGATCCTCAATATGCGTCTGCAAAATTTAGGAACAGCTCCGGCTAGCCCACTTAGCGGTTTCGTCTATTACGATTCGACAACCGGTAAGTTTATGGGCTATGGAACGGGGTGGGTAGATCTGGGCCTGACTATTGGTCAGGTCAATGATGCGATTGGGGCAGCGATTGCTAACCTGATCAGCAGCGCACCAACGACATTGGATACCCTGAATGAATTAGCCGCCGCTCTGGGTGATGATCCAAACTTTGCCACAACGATCACCACGGCATTAGCGGCTAAAGTCGACAAGGTAGCGGGGAAGCAGCTATCAACAGAGGATTTCACGACGGCGTTATTAACAAAATTAAACGGGATTGCAACTGGGGCAAATCTTTACACCCACCCGACCGGTGATGGTAATTCACATGTGCCGGCGACCGGAACCACAAATAACCTCAAAGTGCTGAAGGCAGGGTCAACCGCCAACAGTGCAGCCTGGGGAAACGTAGCCTATTCTGAACTGACCGGCGTACCGACGAACATTGCAAAAAAATACTCTGTGGCCGTTGGAACCGGAGCAGCGACCAGTATTGTAGTGACTCATAACCTGAATACCAGGGAGGTAAATGTTGCATTACGAGAAACAGCATCACCATATAATGTCGTCATAACGGATGTACAGATCACCAGCGTCAACACCATCACATTGATTTTCGCTACAGCCCCAGCAAGTGGGCAATATACGGTGACGGTGGTGGGGTAGATGAAGTATCTATGTGAAATAGAGAGCCAAGACATTCAAATAAATAAGACCAATGCCAGACTAATTTTGATGACGCCTGATTATGCCCAAAATGCAGGGATCTTATTCACTAATAACGCATCGCAAAACTGTTTAATGTTACATGAAATAAGAGATGGATCCATAATAAATCCAGGGCAAGCATTGATCATTAAGAGCACCACAGCAGGAACGCATCCCGTCAGCATTGAAATTGACGGCAAATATTATTCTAATGGCTCCGAGGTAGGGTTGAAAAGTCAGATACCAAGCAAGCTCAGCCAACTAGAAAACGACATCGGTGCCGGCGCTGGGACGGCTTTTACTGTATCATCAACCGCACCAACGGAACCATCGCCGGGCGACTACTGGTACAAAATTTTATAGGAGGTAAAAATGGCAACAATAAAAACACAAAACAACAGGCGCAACGCTGCCAATGACGGGTGGGATGTGATCCACCAGGAGACATCGGCGGATATTGTGCTGATGGAAGATGAAACAACCGTTGAAGAAAATATAAATTCTCTTCAGACTGCAGCCGGAACAGCAGCTACCCATATCGGAACAGCAAACATCCACGTAAAAATAACGAGTGGCACAGCCGATCCAACAGGAGGAGTCGATGGCGATGTTTACCTACAATATGAGGCGTAATTATGAGTAAATCGACATGGCTAAAAGTTGGTGGGGTGTGGAAAGAAGTTAAAAATGTTTGGGAAAAAGTAGGCGGGGAATGGAAAGAGAAAGTTGTTCCGAAAATTAATGTAAGTGATGTGTGGAAAGAGTGTATCAGATATAATTTAAGAATTTATTTTTCACTAGATACCGGAAATGTAGGTATTTATTTTTACACAAAAGAAGATTTAAGTGAACAAAATTTTGTTTACAACACCGGAAAACCATACAATATACTTTTTTGTGTCGATGAAGAATATATTTATATAACATATTACACCGTTGGGGCTGAAATGTTGAAGAAAGTCAAAATTTCCGATTTAACAGAATATGAACCATCTTTATTGCCTACAATTATACACCCAAGATACTTGATAACAACAAATGATTGGCTGTTTATTATGAACCCTTACGATACATCGGGCCCGGATGGTATATCAAAATGCGATAAATTAACATTATCAGAAATATGGTATATCTATTATGCTAAAACTTATTCGTATTTTTACGATTTCAGAGTATCGCCGGAGGGTTATTCTATAACTTCAGATACGACAGTTGCAATAGCCCATACTCCTGATGGATTAACATCATGGAATATTGATTTTGATGAATATCAAGGTATTTGTTTTTCGGATACTAGATATGTGTATTTTTGTTCTAAAGACGACGGGTATTTAAAAAGAAAAGATTTATATGCAAAAAATTCGACCACGTTATCGTCCATTTACGTTGGGCCGGTAAATAATAACGACACAAGAGTTCGGAAAATATTCTACCATGGTGGTTATATTTATGCCATTGGTTATAAATCATTTAGGAGGATACCGGCGAACTTGTCAAGTGTCGAGGTATACATTCCCGATGTAGGCGTTTCGTTGTCATCTGTTAGTTATAACCGTGAAGTAGCTATATCAGATGAGGGCATATTTATAAAGTCCGCTGCTGATGATCTGCATTTACTTGATTTTGACGGGAACGTTATTAGCACACTAATAGATTGCCCGTTTGATTTTCACGAAGTTGAAAACGGATTTTTAAACAATTTATAATAACTAAGGAGAAGGAGCAGTAACTAAAATGAAATATATAAAAACAGATAATGCTAATGATAGGTTGATGTATATTAACAATTTTCCGTTCGACACCAAACACGGTTTAGGAAAAACAGAAGAAGAATTATTACAAGATGGTTTTTTGGTCGAAGATATACCAAAACCCGAACAAATCGAGGGAAAATCCGCAACAACCTATTACACTACAGAACAGGGATTCTGGTTTGAATATGCAGACATCCCAAAAACGCCAGAGCAGATTCAGGCCGAAAAGATCGATCAATTAAATACAGATATGAATAGTGCGATAATGGAATTGACAATGTTAATCGCGATGGGAGGTATGTAATGTTTACAGTTGATAGTATCGTCGTGAAAGTCTGGGTAGATGCAGTTTTGAAAGGGGATAAGGAATTAAGTGATGTGCCTAATCTGTCTAATCTTATCGCTGTTGTTACTACAATTGTGGAAGGAGGTGAAAGCAATGTTTAATGAAAACAGTGTACTCGTTAAAGTATGGTTCTGCGCCGTTCTGGCCGGGACTTACAAATATAACCAAGTTCCAAATTTGTCGAATTTGCGTGATGAAGTCGGAAAGAAACTAATCGCAATCGGATATGACATCGAGAACGAACCAGCAGCTTAAGGCTGTTTTTTTATTGTCTAGGGGTGGTCGAAAGGCCGCCTATTTATTTGAAAGGGGACGGTTAATGAGCGGGGCAGAGACAGCGTTTGACTTAGCGGTAAAAGTAGTGGGAGGGGTTCTTGTGTTATTGGCATTCAAAGCAAAGATATGGCCGCCGGTCATTGCGTGTTTGAGGGAGAAAATCATCAAACCTCATGATGATCTGAATAGGCGATGTGATGAATTCGAAACGGCGCAAGAAACGCTTGAGATCGGTGTGTTGGCTATTTTGCATGATCGAGTATACCAGGCGTGCAAATATCACATCGATAACGGTGAAATTGATGTTGAGGATTTAAAGAACCTGGAACACCTTTATTGCGCTTATGCGGCAATGGGCGGCAACGGGACGTGTAAACATTTATACGAGCGCGTGTGCGCTTTGGAATTCACAACAGATTAAGGAGAAAAATAATGAATCTAAAAGATGTAAAAACCGATGTATGGATCCGGTTGGCAGTATTGATGTTGGCGCTGGGAAACCAGTTCCTGACAGCCTCAGGACTAAACCCCATTGTGGTATCTGAAAATGAGTTATACATATTTTTGTCAAATGGGGCAATGATCGCAGTATCCCTGTGGAATGCCTGGAAAAACAACAGTCTCACTGCATCGGCCCAGCAGTCGGATATTATTATGAAAAATTTGAAAGAAGCAGCAGTTAAAATTATATTAGATCAATCCAACCGGATGCTGGCTGAGCAGGAAGAAGCAGTTAATGCGGCCACCGAAAAGGCGGTGCAGTAATGGAAGCTACCCTAAACACCCTGCTTTACCAAGTGCGGATGGAAAACAACGGTTGGCAAGGTTGGGTTCAGGAGGGCCGCCTTGCTGGGATAACCGGACAAAGCTTGCGCATGGAAGCGATCCGGATCAAAGGCGTAAAGCGATACCGGGTCCATGTTCAGAACATTGGATGGATGGATTGGGTTAATGAGGGTGAAGTTGCCGGAACAATTGACCGGGCGCTGCGCATTGAAGCAATCGAGATTGAAGGCGAAAATATCAATTACCAGGTTCATATTCAGAACGATGGATGGTTAGACTTTGCCAGAAATGGAGAGACAGCCGGATCAGAAGCGCAGTCATTGCGAATCGAAGCAATCCGCTTGCTGAGATCACCAGAACCGATTAAGGTAGATAGTGCCGAAACATTTAAACCTGCCCCTGCCCCGGTAGTTGTTCCAGATCTGCCGAAAGTTGTTGCAATAGATCAACTGCGACTTCTAAAAGCATTTAAGCTGTATCTTGCTATCGGGCATGGCATTAGCCAGGATGGAAGCTGGGACTCCGGCTGTGTTGATGGGCCATACACTGAAGCGGCTCTGATGCTTGAACTTGGCAAAGTCGTGGTTGCAGAACTGCGCGCCATGGGCTTCACTGTTCTTACAGATGCGGATCACAATAATAATAAAAATATTGCGGCTTGTGTAGCTGAAGCAAATGCCTGGGGCGCTGATGCATATATTAGTCTACATTGCGATTATAACCTGGCACCGTCAGGAACGCTTCCAATCGCCTACCCTGGCAGCACACAGGGGGTACAACTTGCTAACTTCTTGATTGCAAGTTGTCGGGAATATGGGTTAAAAACGCGCGGAATTATTCAGCGCGATGACTGGGAAGTTGCTGATACTAACATGATCGCTTGTATATTCGAAACAGGATCTATCAGAGCAGATATCAAAACGCTGCAAGATGTTCAGAAATACGGAAAAGCAATTGCGAAAGGCATTTGCAATTACGCAAATCAAGCAGCGTAAATTTATGGCCACCTTCGGGTGGCTCTTTTTTTATTGCTTGAGAAATGATAGAATAAAATAGAAGTTGGAGGGAATTATGGAAATAAAAAAAGTAGAACAAAAATTTTCTGAACTGATAAAATTGGTTGAGAGTGAACAAGATTTAAAAATTGAAATATATGACGGATCGACGAATGAAATAATAGAGATGAGAGAACTTGGGGATACAGTCCAAAATGAAAACTCTTTCAACGTGAGGTTTAGGATTAGAGAAAAGGAAGTGCGACTCACACATATATATTTGAAGAAAAAGAACAAAGGGACCGGTTCCAAGGTAATAGAATGGTTGCTTAGATTTATTAGAAAAAATAAATTAGACTCTTTATTAATTGTAAATGTTGATTTAGCAAACATGGGTGCAGTTAAGTGTTATGAAAAATTTGACGGGTTATGGGAAAACGAAACAGAAGATTTGGATGATAAAAATAGAGTATTTGCAGACTATAGAATTAATAGCAAAAATTAAACTGCGCACATTATTAGCACACTAGAAAAAATACATATATAAAGGAAGAAAAAGAGCAGATATAAGAAAACAGCATAAAATAAGGGATTGAGACAGGATGGCAAATTAGAAAAAAGAAAAAAGAAAGGTTTGCATCTGACTTTTAATCAGGGTGTCGGGCGTTCGAGTCGCCCATGGGTCACCATTTGAAATCATAACCGCAGAAATTGCGGTTTTTTTATTTTTTGAGTAATGTTAAAATGACTTAATTGTTGTTTTCTAATGGGTTGGGGTATAATATAGAGC